TGTTGATTGATGATCTTCTTGCTGTGCAGTCAAACGATACATCAGTAGTCCTCCCCGCCATAGTAGCCATAGTCTTCATCAGTTCCCCAACCTGCTGACGCAAGTGCATCGGCATCAGCCTCAGCATCACTGTTAAACTGGTCAGGCTCGTCAACGCGCTCTTCGACGTAGAAATCCATGCCAGACTCTTCGCCTTTCTTGTTAGCCTCTTCAACAGATTCGAAATAGCCATCGAAATCGTCGTCGATAAATAATGCCCAATAAACTTCGTTGCTCATGATAATTTCCTTTCTCTCAAAAGAGGCTCAACATTGAGCCTCTAGGTACGCATACTCTTCGTAAGGAAGAGGCTCACAGTCATCAGGAAGACCTTTCTTCCACTCGGCAGCAAGAGCTTCAGCTTCTTTCTCTGCCTCATACTGCTCGTTGAGCTGATGGCAAATGTTCGCATACATTTCCTTCATACGCTCAATTGACATTTCATCCCACTCAAGGCGAAGACGGCAACCATACAGCTCTTTGGAAGCATCGCTGATGTTGTTGATCAACGAGTTGCGCTCAAAGTCCTCAACAGTGAAAATACCCATGTCATTCCAATGTGACAAGTCGTCCGTCCACTTTGACATCCAAAGTCCTGGCTCCTGCTCCATCATAAGATCAGCATGGGCATTTAAAGATTCGATGTGCTTCAACAGTTCTGACATAATGTGCTCCTTTCTCAATACAGTTATTATCGGTGATCTCAACTAAAAAAGCAACAATTTTGTCAAAAATAATTAAAAATAGTTTTTGATCAAAAACAAAGACTTATGTGAGCTTACGCCATTTGTCGACATAAATTTTTCTGAAGCCAGCCTTGATTTGGCCTTTTATCAGATACCAATCACCCAATCTTCCGTCCTCAACAATGGGCTTGCCCATCTTGTCATATTTGAAGCGATCAATGGTGCAAATGATTGGTCCAGTGTCATCTTCAAAAGTGACGTTCAGCCACAGGTTGTTGCGATCAACTCTGCGTCCGCCACGCTTGGCTAGGTTGACTGTCTCGTTCATGTCTCGCAAGTTCTTCTCTTTGAGCTTGCCGAAGAACACGAACATTCCTGGATTGTCCCCATCCAGATCGACAATGTCTGTGATCGGAGAAACGATGTTATGGTCTTGTGGATTGGCCTTTATGTGTCCGAATCTGCGCTCGCACTCAAAAATATCGTCGTATGGCGTCTCCCCTTCGTCCAGGAGCTTGTTTTGTCTTGGGGTCAGGGGTTGGCACATCTCCCTGCGGAAAACGATGTCCTCGGCCATTTTAGGACCAATGCCCTTGATTCCGATCAGGCCACCGATCAACTCGCCATCTTGAACAGACCAGTTCTGTGTTGACTTGAACTTGTCATATGGCTTGTAGCTCAAGCCTTCCTTGACAACTTCCCGCAAAAGCCTGATTCCCTGCTCGTCGTCCTTCACATTGCGCAAACATGCAGCTGCAAACTCGAGAGGGAACTTTGCCTTGAGAACACAGCACCAGTAGCTCAACAATCCGTACGCAATAGCATGAGATCTGTTGAATGCCCAAGACCCCATTGTGTTGATGTTATCCCAGATGCGCTGTGCTTGATCTTCTTCAATGCCATTCTCTGCAGCACCAACCTTGAACTTCTCCCAAAAAGTGTCAAAGAACTCTTTTCCGAGAGACTTACTCATGGCCTTCCGTAACGTCGAAACATCCTCCCAAGAGAGCTTGCCGACATCACGACCGATAGTCATGACCTGCTCTTGATAAACCACAACACCATTGGTCACTTTGGTGATGCCTTCTGTCAAAGGGTGCAAGTACTGAACAGGAGCTGCACCTGTGTGGCGTTTGATGTACTCTGTCGTGCCTCCTGAGTTGAGTGGTCCAGGACGAGCCAACGCAGTGATTGCTGCGATGTCCTCAAACTTGTGCACCTTCATCTGACGGGTCACAGATTGAAGTGCGTAGCCCTCAAACTGAAATATCCCAGCGTATTTCTCATCATTAAGGATAGCAAAAGCCTCTGGGTCTTCCAGTTGGTAGTTGACGATCTGATCCCTCGTCCAACCAACTTGATCCAGGACATCCTGCAGTACTGACAAGGTTCTGAGCCCAAGAGCATCGATTTTGAGCAAATTTAGCGATTCTGCATCTTTCTTGTCTATCTGTGCTGCACCAGTCTGAGAGTTGACAGAACAATACTTGCTGACTGGCTCTTCTGTGACGAGAATCCCTGCCGCATGAACCCCAGAGTGCCGAGCATGATTTTCCATATCTGCGGCAATCTTCATTTGTGGGTACTTTTCAAGAACCTGCCGACCAACATCAAGCTCGTTGAATGTATCAAGGATACAGAATGCTGCACGAGAGTCGCCTGTGCTGCGCTCAATGATTGCTCCTTTCAGATCATTCACTTCCCAAGCAGGGATGCCTAGCTCTTTGGCAACCTCTGCGATAGTGCTCTTGGCTTTGTAGCGAGACACAGTCCCAAGGTGAGCAACCTTCTCTGCTCCGTACTTTTGCCTGAGATATTCGAACACCATTTCTCTGCGGTCGTCCTGAAAGTCGATGTCGATGTCCGGAAGATCCTCACGAGTGATGTCAATGAATCGTTCAAACAGTAGGTCATGCTTGATCGGGTCAATGTCTGTGATGCCTATCAAGTAGCAAACCAAAGAGCCAGCAGATGATCCTCGTGCTGGTCCAACAAGCATGTGCTCTTTTGCGTAGTTGATCATGTCAGCGATTACATAGAAGTAATCCTCAAACTTTTTCTCAGCAATCAGTTGCAGCTCTCTGTCTAAGCGAGCTGAGTATTCTGGATCAGAAAGATCAACACCTCTTGGGGGAGCACCTTCTTGACACATCTCACGCAGTGTCTTTTGAGCATCAAAAGAAACCATCTGTGCTGTCGGCAGGTTTGCGTTACACATCTCAGCAACAACATAGGTATTGTCAATGGCCTCTTGTGGTGCCCAAGGCAACGCAGACTTCCACTCCCACTCATTCATTATGTGCATCGGAGCTGTTCGGTCTGTCCTGTTGCGGCCAACCAAAACCTCATATGCCTTCCTGTCTTTTACTGATGGGAAATAGTTGTCACTAGTGGCTACAACTCGTAAACCTTTTTTATTGGCCATCTCCAGTGCTTTTGGTGAACTCATAGGGTTGAGCTCAACAAACATCGTGTCTTTCTTTATCGATGGCAACAGACCCCAATCTGGGTTAGTCCCAGTCAAGATCAGAATATCATCGCTGATATCAAAAAGGTCAGAGTAGCCCAAACGATTGAAGTAGTAAAAGTTGTCATTGCTGGTGCTTTTTGACACGAGCTCGTAGAGCTCTTGCAATCCTGCGTTTGTTCTTGCAATGAATGACATGAAATTTGTAGCTTGCTTTGTCCGCTCTGTTGGCTCTGCGACAACTCCAATCTCGACACCGAGCAGGGGTTTCTTTCCTGCTTTTCTGCATGCACTGCTGAAGGGGACATGACCCCAAGTGCCAGTATCACAAATCCCAATAGCATCGCCTGAAGTCTGAATGACTTTTTGTACTGATCCATATGCTTTCCGGAAAGAGTATTCCGTCCTCACTTTTATATTGAGCATAACAATGTCACTATGATTCCCACGATTGTTCCTACGACTGTCGGATCCATTTTGATAGGTCTCCTTTTAGTATCATTTTGCAATCTTCGACTCTTCTTGTGAAGAGCTCGTCTGGTGTGCTGATCTCTTCCAAACGGTGGAAGGCCACTTCGTTTCGGTACTGGATTTCTTCTAGCATTGCCTTGCATGCTTTGTACTTTTCCTCAAACAAATGAGCTTTTGTCTTTTGCTTGTGTACTTCTTTTTCAAGCCTTAAGACATATGTCCGTTCATTTTGTACCACTTCACCACCTCTGCCATAGCCAAGACATCCTGCACTGCTCTGTGTGCGTTCTTGTGCTCTTGGCCTGTAACTTCTTGGTAAATCTCTCCAAGTTTTCGTTTCTTTCCCCATACCCTTTCTCCAATTTCGACTGTGCACACGTGCTCTGGTGGCCACGGGAACATCAGCAGTTTATCTATCCTCTCAAGGTCGAACTTAAGAATCTTTCTGTCAAATGGCAGATTATGAGCAACCAGTGTTTTCTCTCCAAGAAAGAACTCGCACAAATTGTTGTAGTGCGCTACAAATGGGTGCTCGCCAGCAAGCATCGAATCATTGATCCCTGTGATCTTTACGATCTGTGGGTCAAGGTCGTGCCCAGGATTGCAAAAGAACTCAATCCGATCAATCTCGTTCATGTCGTCATCATATTTGATCGCGCCAAATTCTATGATGCTTGGTTGAATGTCTAGGTCTGATCCCTCAGCCTTCGGCAACCCTGTTGTTTCAGTATCAAACAGAATCATGTGTGTCCAAAGCCTCCAACATGAATGCGTAAACACCAAGATCATGAATTGAATCCTGATGCTTGTTTTCCCACTGATTCGCATAACGAACCAACTTATGAACGATCATATTCAGCAACCCAAGGCGATTGAAGTCTTCAGCATCATAGACTGTTATCCCATTTGGGAAAAGAGCCATCATGACTTGCCCATACTTCAAATATGAGTCGCCATATTCTTTTCGCTTTTCCTTGAGTGTATCAAGAGCCTGAGCCATGCACTCGTCTGGCGATTTCTTGTTCTGCATCTGCGTATCCTTTTTCGTAGGCTTGTTCCCTGACCCTTTCATAGCCCTGTCCATAGCCATCAACAAATTCTCCAACCTCTGCTCGTAGTCCGGTTGGCAGGTCAAACAGTCGTCCGATTTTTTGCTCTTTGAACTCGATGTCATAACCGACAATCCTCAACATATCAAAAATCTCCTGGAGCAACTTGAAGGCATGTCAGCCCAAGACCACGCCACATGTCAACGCAAATGTTGCGATCCTCGAGAACAAACCAGACCTTGTCCTCATCAATCCATTTTTCAAAAAGCTCTTGCTTGATTTTGGCATCACTCCTCATGTCGCCATCCTCTCGCATCAGCAAAACATCAAACCTGATGTCGTTGTCCATGAGCCACTTGATAGTCATCTCTCGATTATCATCACTACGAGCAGTCAAAACCACGACAGCTGTATCTCTCGGCAAACACGACAATATATCAACGATTGGCTGAATTGGCTTGTCGTCTTTTCCTGCACGATTGAACTCGTGATATTTGCGCTCTTTCCAGAGCTTTACCCTGTGGCCGTAATCTCCAAGCGTACCATCTAGGTCAGCAATGACTATGCGGCTATAAGATTTGAGAACCATGACGGCACACCTCCATTTTTCCACTTTGCGAACCTAGCTTTCTCGCCACAGTAGTATTGCCTGTATGCGATGACAGTGTCGCTGTGTTTATACTCGTCCGGCATACATTGAGCAGGTGGTGTCAAGAATAAGCCCTCAGTGTTAACAGGAGTGTAAGACAAAGAGTCCACAAACTTGTCACAAGCATGAATCTTGCCGTAGCGGAGCTTGTACTCTGTCAGCAACGCGACAAAAAGCTCGTAGGCATACATGTAGTTGCTCTTTGATTCCCTGACCCAGACAGCACAAGGGTGATTCTTGAATGCAGCTTTGTACAAGCCTTCAAGGTCTGCATAATCGTCGCCATCGAGAACACGATGTGCAGTGCAGAGGAGCTGTGCTGTTTCCAGTATCATCTTGACGACGTGCTTGTCGCAATGATAACGTGCAGCAGTCACTGGGTCTTCAGATAAATAAAATATGTTCATACTATGATCCTTTCTCAAGCCTTTATTTTACCCTTTCCTAACTCAATAGGAAAGGGATAAATTTCAACCAAACAAACATTTCTTCAGCCTTTGCAGGAAAGAAAGAACATGAAGGTTCTTCGGCTCTTTCTCTCGGTCAATGGCATCAAGATCAAATTTCTTATCAGGCTCTTTGGCCTTCAAATCCCGTTTTAACTGATAAAGAATGTATTGAATTTGATTTCTGGTCAATCTCTTGATTTCTGTTATCTCAGTTACTGTGAAGCCTGAATTTTTCAGCTCTATGACTTCTGATACTAACTTATCACTGTACTTTGACATATTCATCTCCTATGGGTTCAGTGCTTTAGCCATTGATGGTGCAGCCCACTCTGTTGGGGTCAGGAATGGCTCTGCCCAAGGATGGACTGATACCACTTCATCAACCATGAGTTTGAACACCTCTTGGTATTCTCCCTGTGCCCTTGGTGACAGGCGAGACTTCGCCATCTCACTCAATGTGCGCAGATTGAATTTTGCTACAATGTTCGTGTGAATGTTCGTTGGCAGAACTCCACGAGCATCTTCTGCTGGGACATGTTGCCTCAGCTCCTGATAAAAGCTATTGATTGCTGTCATGCATTGATCGTACAGAGCCTTTGCCTCTGGATTGTCATCAATCTTTGGCGGTGTGTAGTAATCAAATCCAGACATGTCAACAGTCCGCTGAGACTGTTGGGCATATGATCCTGCACGAGTCCTTACAAACTGGTGAGTGAATGCACGAGTCACATCACGGATGTTGAAGGTGTAATCAATGAACTCCCAAGAGGATCTGATTGTCTTCAACATGTAATCTAGCTCGTCTTGCTTTTTATCCCAAGGCCATTCAGCAATCTTGCTGTAGGCATTGTCATCGTCCATCAGACGAGTGTTCTTGGTAAACAACAACAGATTGACAGCGTCATCTGTAAACGATATTAGCTCAACTTTCATTATCTGCTCCTTTCTGAACATGTAGCATCCGAGAGTAGTTTGATCTTGTCCGGATGAATTTTTCAACGTGCTGAATATCTTCAACAACGTCATCTAGCAACAACTGCCTCCATGTAGCAAATCTGCCGACAGAGTAGATGTTGTATTTCGATGTGGCCTCGAAGATGAACTCTTTGCGGAGCTCTTCATCGATTGGCCGGATCTTGCCATAGTATTGATGCGACTCTTTCAGATCAACGAGTCTTTTTGGCTTGATGCCAAAGTGCTCTCGCAGAGCTTCAGAGATGTGCGGACCAATGTTGGCTTGAGGCTTCCTGATAAACTCAGATATCACCACATTCCCAATGATTGATATACGATAGACATCAGACGTTGGGTCTGGGTAATAAATCGTCTGATACACATCACAGTCTGGCTCATCGATCGTAGCTTTCAAAGTCCATATCTGTTGAGACGGGAACTCTGGTATATCTTGCCAACCCAATAT